TCCAGTATGTGCCGCAGTACGGAATACCGCACTCCGGCACTTTGTAGGCCATGCACTCCACCGTCACGCCAACGCCGATGCTGTGCCGCACCATGTAGCTGATCTGCTCAAGGTGAGCAGACAGGCGTTTGGTGTAGCCCAGCAAATCCTCCATTTCCCGGATGGTGTGATACTGCGCCGCCGCTTCCGTAATGTTGACGTTCAGCCGCCAGAAGCCCGGAGTGCCGCCGTAGTCGAACCACTCTTCTACCTCGGAATCAGGGTACACGGCACTTGCTTGTTCCCGGACGGCCTTGACCGTACCGGCGTACCGCTGAATCTCAATCGCCGTTCGGACGATTCTCCGCTTCGTTTCCACGTCGGCGGTGGAGTCGTACCACTCGATTTTGAGGTAAACGGCCATCTGATCCAGCACACCCTCGTCGCAGGTGTCCACTTCGGAGAACGTCATGCCGGTGTCGAGATATTCAAACATCCGGTCTTGCAGTTCCCCGTAGACGGCAGACAGAACTTGCGCCCACGGTTGAGCGGCAACGATCCGCGGCAAGCCGTCCGTGATCCTTGCGTCCCGCAGGTTAATCATCCTCGATACCTCCGTAGATGATCGTCGGCGTTCCGCTCAGCTTCGGAATCTGCACAACGGCTTTCCCTGAATCCGTCCCGCTCTCGACCACCTTGTAGACCGGCTGGCGCAGCTCCACCCGTTTTACGCCCGCTGCCCGCAGACGGGAAGCCAGTTCCAACGGGTTAATATCCCGCCCAATGGAACGCTGCCACACCTGAAACTCTTCCACGGCCTTGGCGACGTTCTCCTGAACAATGCTTGCGCCCTTGGAATTGCCGGAGCCGATGTAATAGGTGAAGTCGATGGAATACTCCACTTCCTCCGGGGCCTTGCAGATTACAAGGTCTGTCATGGGGCGGCGGGCTTCGGCCATCAGATACGTTTGCATTTCGGTCATGTCCTTTTCACTCGGCATCTTGCCGCCGGTCAGCATGAAGAAGATGTAGACCGTACAAGCAACATTCCGCGGACTGACAGCGATTGCACTCTCCACGTCCGACCGGAACGACATAGCCCAAAACTCGTAAGCGTCCTTGGGGCCAGCGCAGGAGTAGGTCGTAGGAGAAAGCCAGATTCTACGGGTCAGGCTGTCGTCGCTCTCCACGTCTGCGCCGCCGCTGCTGGTGTCGGTGTTCTCCACCGCTGCCACATACGGAATGGCATCAACCAGAGTATCGACAACGCCGGGAGGAATGTCGTTGCTGCCCGCGCCTACCACTTCGGCCTGTGCCAGCACATCCACATAGGTCTTTCCAATGTCGATCTGTGCATAGTCCATCGTGGCAAAATAAACGCCCGCGGCAGTTCTGACGCGGGTTCCCTGCGGAATCATGGCTACGGTTTTCAATGCAGCCGAAAGAGAAAAGCGAACTGTCACCGTCGCATAGGTCGCGCCGTTTCGCTTGACACCAAACGGCAGGCCCATGTTGTCCAGCTCTGCGCCGGTCGCCGTTTTCAGCAGCGCACAGCGGGTCCGTTTCTCTGCAACCTGCATCATCATGTAGTACAGCTCCGTCATGCTTTGCAGCGTGAGCATGATCGGGTCTGCTTTGTTCAGGGGCGGGGCCGTGCCGTTCACGGCCTTATAGTTCCGGGTATAGATTTCCGTTACCAGATTGCTTACATCCTGCAACGTAAGGTTTCCGGTAACGCTGTACTCCGGTATATCGGCAAACTCGGCAATGTTAGACAATCTGTACCACCACCTTTGGCCGGATGCGTCCTTGCTGGCTGTGGCTCGTTTCATACTCCACTTCCAGCACTTCCGCCCGCGGCTCGTACTTCTTTGTTTTGCGAATGATCTCTGCCGTGAGCATCGCCTGTGCAGCTTCGGCGGGCAGGCTCAAACATTCCATGTTCAAGCCAAACTCCCGGTCAAGGGCCTGTTCGCCCTCCTTGCTGCCATAGAGCGTCAGCAGGCAGTTGTAAATATCCAGTTCTTCGGTTTTGCCAGACGGCTCAATTTCAACGTCGAACTCGCCCAGCGTCATGGTTTCCATATCGCTGCTCATAAGGCGTATTCCTCCAACGTCAGCGTAACTTTGCCGTCTTTCAGACCCCAGAAGCGATGCACCGCGCCCCAGCCCGTCGTCACCTTTGTCAGCTTGAACGGATTCTGCGACATAGGTTTGTTGTTCAGGATGAAGTAGTCAATCGTTCCGGCTTCACAGTGCTTCATGAGCGCGTCAAAGATTTTGCGCGGGTTTACGCCCAGCTTTGAAACCAACTGGATTTCAAACTGGTACGACTTCAACCCCGGCCCTGTGTACTCGCTCTTGTCTTTCCCGCCGATTACGCTGTGCGTGGCCCAGTTGCTTGATGTGCTCCCGGTGATATTGTTCGGTGTCAGAACTCGCCAGCTCGACACCGTAAATATCAGCCCCGCATAGCATCCAATGCTTCCCCATGCCATAGGATCACCCCCTTATGGTGTCGGAGTTCCGGTTTCGCCAATAACGGTGTACGGGCCAGCCTGCGCCGCGCCGGAATGACCGTGCTTGTGATTTACCAGAGAAATGCCGTTGATCTTGCAGTCACCGGAGCCGCCGGAGATATTCACGGTCGATCCCTTGATGTTCACCGTCGTTCCGTTGAAGTTCAGCGTAACGCCCTTGATCTCAACCGTTCCGTTCTGACACACCTTTACGGTGGAACTTCCCACCTTGAAAGTCATGTCACCCTTGACGGTGTACTCCACGTTCTTCCCAACGGTTTCTTTCACATTGCCGTCGATGGTTTCCGTGTAGTCGCCGGTGTCGCCGTCGTACTGCTCAAATGCTTTTCCCTGCTCGTCGTTGTAGTCGTGCCGGTAGCGGCCTTTCTTTCCCTCAACGGGCTTGTTGTCCTCATTCCAGATCGTGCCGATGCACGTTCCCATTTCCTGACTGTCGGAGTTGTGGAGGACACAGACCAGCTTGCCGACGACCGGCATCCGGTACATGGCATTGGAAACCATACAGATTTCATCTGTGACCGAATCGGCGCGATCCTCGTATGTAACCTCAATGGTTCCTTCCTCGTAGTTCACTTTGGAAACAGAGCCAATGCGGATAACACTGCTCATGCCGTCACCCTCCCACTCTGCTTGCAGAGATTTTCGTTACCAAACCGGAGGACTTGTTCAGCGTGTGGCTCACGCTGTCCATGTAATACTTCCCGTTCAGTTTTCCGAATCCCTTTACGTTGATGCACATGGTCGAACACAGGCTCAGGTTTCCCATCGTTGAAAAGGAAATCGTTGTGGCCGAATGGTTCTTGTTGTCGATAGCGGCTTGGAGCTGACGTTTTGCGTCCGCTTCGCTGGACGCATACTGGTTCAGTTTCAGCATCCGGTCGGCAGTACCGATTGTGACCTTGATGTTGACTTTTTTCTTCTGGTTCGAGTAGGTGAACTCTCCGCCGGTGTACGTCCCGGACAGCGTTGTGTTCCAGCTCAGGGAGTTTGGTACAATGTCCGCCGGGGTAAAGGTAGCAACGGCATCCTTTTTCTTGTACTGCTCACGATCAAAAATCCAGATTTTGCTCCGGTAAGTTTTGAGGATCAGGCCGTAGGTGCTGCAAAGTTTTTGCAGGAACGAACTATCCGTGTCGTCCTGCTCTTTCAGTGCAATGTCCACATCCTCTGCGTCCATGCTGCACCCAAGCCCGTACCGGTCGGCAATGGTCTGAGCAATTCGCTGGATGGAGGTCTTTTTCCAGACGCACTCTCGATTCTTTTCGTGGAAGCTCGTTCCGTTCGGACGAGCCACCGCACCGATGGTCAGCACACGCGGCCCAGCGGAGTAGCCGAGATCGTCCACTACCAGCGTCCCGCAATCCAGCGGGGTGCTGTCGCCCTGCACGATCCAGTTCTTCGTGCAGAGTGTCGGGTGCAGCACAGCTTCCTTATCTGGTAGCCATGAGTTGATCCACTTATCATTCGTTGCATTCACCTTGATGGAAATGCTGTCGCTGGAATCCGAACCCCGGTCGTTGTAAGTAAAACTCTCTACATCCTCGGAAATATCCCCGGAAATATCAGTGTCGTTGTACTCCAATTTCAGGATCGTTTTTCTGGGCTGAATTGCAATCATATATATCACCACCTACCTTTTCCACGGCGGCAGGTTATCGTTTGCCGCCACCTCTTCTTCAATGTCCGGTGTGACCAGCTCAACGCCAGAATCGAATCTGTAAATCTCGATGTACTCCCGGTTTGCGGCCATCAGCACATCGGCTTTCAGCTCGTCACCATAGACAGATTTTGCAATGCCGTCCCAAGTGTCGCCGCTCTTTGTCGTGTACGCCATCAGGCCACCCCCTTATGAAGCATATTTGACGCGGCCTTGCTCTCGCTCTTCTTCGCGCATTTCGCGCTTGAACTGCTCGAACATTTCCCGCATCATTCTTTCGATTTCCTCCGCCTTTGCATCGTTTCCAACGGTGATCTGCGGTGCAAAAACAAACTGGGAATCCTTGATGCTGTTGGAGCTTTCGTTTCCGCCGCCCGCAGCGCGGTAAGCACTGGACGGCATATCCGGCAGGGTTTTCTCGGTGTCCCTCTGCGGTAGCATATAGAGCGGCGTTCCGGTGTCGGTCAAGACACCATCCTGCCAGCTCGACAGCACCGTGCCGCCGTTGTAGGTCTTTGCCGCTTCGGTCAGCATAGAGGTGATCGTGCTGTCCCCGCCAAAATACTTGTTCAGCACCAGCGGGGCAACATCAGCGGCAATGCTGGTAGCCGCCAGAGCCAGAGAGCCGTCACCGGCCAGCGAGTTGTTGGCGACCGTCCACAACAGGGATGCAACGTCCCCCGCCGTGCGGATGCCGTTGGAACGCAGGGCGTAGTCGGCATAGGCTTTGGAGAAGTCGATCAAGTTGTCCAACTTCTCGTTGCCCGTTGCACTTGCGCTGTTCTCCGCAAAGTCTTTCGCGGTCTGGCGCGTTTCAGCCGGAACATCGGGCGTTTCTGCGGCGGGCGGCTGTGCCACGTCCTGCTGCGACAGCATATAGAGCGGCGTTCCGGTGTCGGTCAAGACACCATCCTGCCAGCTCGACAGCACCGTACCGCCGTTGTAGGTCTTGGCGGCTTCCGTTACGGCCTTTGTTACCGTGCTGTCGCTTCCCAGATACTTGTTCAGGATGATGGGAGCAACGTCGGCGGCGATGCTGGTCGCCACCAGCTCCAAGGAGCCGTCCCCGGACATGGCGTTGTTCGCCACCGTCCACATCATCGACACCACATCACCGGTGGATTTGATGCCGTTGGAGCGCAGAGCGTAATCGCCGTAGGCTTTGGAGAAGTCGATTAAGTTGTCCAGCTTTTCCTTGCTTCCGTCGGTGAAGCCGCCGTTCGCAAAATACTGGACGTTCTGCGCACCGGCTGCGCGGGTCGCATCCTCACCAGACACGCCCAGCATACGGCCAGCCCGCACCCAGTTTTCCACGTTGCTGTCATGGACACTGGGCTTGAAAGAAATGACGGCTTCTGTTCCAGCTTCACCGGCGATGCTCACCCCACGGGTAAAGCCGCCATTTGCGAAAGCGGGCATTGCCACTTCCGACAGGTTGAAGCCAAACGTCTTACCGGCGAAGTTCTTCGCCACAGGGACATTTTCAAGCCACTGTGGAACCGTGAACGAGAAACTATTCAGGGCGCGAATGATGCCGTTGACGACCGTAACCGTCACCGATACGATGCCCTTTATCAGCCCAACGATGGACTGAATCACAGGCTCTATCACCGGCAGCAGGCCGTGGATCACATCGACTACCAACTTGATCGCGTTTATCAGGGTCGTGCCGACCAGACTGATAATCGCGCTTATCAGCGGCGACACTGCCGGGAACAGCTCGTTCACAGCGAAACTCAGCACGTCCGCCAGCAGCGGCTTGATGTGGTTTACGCCGAGGTCTACGATCTGCCCGATCAATCCCTTTACCGATTCGATAATCGGGATCACCGCGCCAAACGTAGTACCCAGATTGTCAATCCCAAAGATGCTCTTCCCGCTCAAGCTCTGCTGGATGTTTTGCAGGTTTTCCAGCGAGAACGCGCCAGCCAAGGTATCGTGGATGTTCCCTGCGATGCCCTGCACTTTCCCGGTGAATCCGTCAAAGAGCGTCAGGCCCTTTTCGCCAAACACCTGTCCGATGATCTGGCGAATGTCCTCGAAGTGATCTCCCAGCAGGCTGACCACCGCGATCACTCCGCCCAGACCGGCGATCACTGGGCCGAATGTAGACATAAGGCCCGCGAAGATGTTGAAGCCGCCTTTCAGTACTGGCGATGCCACAGCTTTACCCAGCCCGAACGCTTTGCCGCCGAAGTCCGCCACGCCGGACACAGCCTTACCAACTTTCGTCTGACCCGCAATGCCCTTGATCTGCGTCCACGCTTCGCCGCCGCTCTTCGTGGCGGTGCTTGCCGCCATGCTAGAGATCACACTGTTCAGCTTAGAACCGGGGGCAATGTTCAATCCGTTCAGGAAATTCACGCCACCCTTTGCAATGCCGCCTTTGATGCCGCCGGGAATATCGGACAGGAATGCGCCAACATTTGCCGCCATGCCGGACAGCTTCTTTCCTGCTCCCGTCTGCGCAAAAACGCTTCCGATTGCCGAGAGTGACGCATTGCCTTTCGTCATAGCGGTGCTTGCCGCCATATTGGAGATCACGCTGTTAAGCTTCGAGCCGGGGGCAATGTTCAGGCTGTTCAGGAAGCCTACGCCCTGCTTCGCAATGGTTCCGGGAAGATTTGTAACCGCCGTTCCGATCTGGGTTTTTCCCACATCACCTGCGGCAACTGCAATCCGGTTCAGAGCCGGGAAGCTCTGCCGTATGGTCTGCCCGCGCTCTGCTGCACCCATAACATCCCGAACAAAATCGATCTTGGACTTTCCCAAATCCTTTCCGTTGGTCTTGGTCAGACCGGTAAAGTTTTTCAGTGTAGCCCACAGACCAACACCTGCACCGTTCGCTTTGGTCGCAATATTTTTCAGGAACGAGTTTTGCGGCTGCGGGCCAATGGATGGGGACTGGATGCCCGCCATCTGTGCGCCGTAGCTCATGCCGCTGGCAATGGTGCGGATGCCGTTGAAAATCTTCCCGCCGCCGGTGGTGGCCCCGCTCACGCCCTTTGTGACCCCGCTGACGACTTGAAGAATCTGCGGCGCGAACCTCATACCAGCCCACGCCGCACCGATGCCGCCGATTGTGGCGGCTACCTTGTCGCCGTTATTCAGCAGGTACTCGATTACTTCCTTTACCCGTGCCGTTATATCCGGCAGGGCTGCGCGGAAGTCGTTGATCTTCTCGATGCCGAACCCGGCAACGTCTTTCAGAATAGGTAGGAAGTTGTTTCCGACTTCGATGCGGGCAGCCCGCCATGCGTTGCTCAACATCGTCAGTACAGATTCGGAGGTTTCGCATTTCAGCAAGAACTCCTTGTACATACTGCCGTTGTATTTAGAAGCATCGCCCACATCGTCCAGCGTCTTTATGAACAGGTCAAGGTTTCCGGTCAGCTTTGCACCGGATTCAATGGCCCATTGGCCGAGCAGCGTTTTCAGATAGCCAACCTGTTTGTCTTTCGGCTGGCTTCCAATGGCCGTGAACAGGCTCTTTATTGCTGCCGGTGCATCCGTCTGCATATCCTTTGCAAACTGTTCCGCAGTAAAGCCGAGCTGTTCAAATGCCGCCGCCTGTGCGTCGGTCGCCTTTGATCCCATCGAGAGGTTTGTGTACATCCGGCGAATAGACGTTGCAACCTTACCGGAGTCAACACCCATTGCCAGAAGTGCCGTAGACAGAGCCGCCGTACTTGCAACGTCCATACCGGCGATCTGGCCGAGAGAACCGGTGTCATTCACCGTCTGGGCGATTTCTGCGGCGGTCGTCGCATAATGCGCCCCCAGATAGTTGATCTGGTCAGCCAGCTCCATAACCTGATCGTGGTTTATGTCGAAAGCCACTTCCCACTTTGCGGCCCAGTCGCCCGCCTGATCTGCGGAAATGTCCATAGCCGTTCCCATTTCAGCAACATCACGCAGGAAGCCGTCACTTATCAGGTCGTCCATGCTCTTACCAGACTGACCGGCAGCAGCCGCAAGACGGGTCAGTTCTTCGGCGGTATACGGAATATCCGTGCTCAAATCAAGAATGTCTTTCGACATTTCTTCGTAGTTGCTACGAATGACTTTTCCGCTATCGTCCGTCAGACCGCCAACGTACTTCGTCACATCCAGCATTTCGCTTTCAAAAGAAACCGCTTCTTTTGTCGTGTCAACCACGCCAGCGGCCAAACCGCCAGCTGCGGCCACCGCGCCCTTGGCGATATTCGCCGCGAACTTCGATGCTCCGTTTGCAATGCTCCCGATCTGCGTGTTCGCCAGCTTAACCGCTTGTGCAAGCGAATTGTCAACGTGACCGCCGATCAGGATGGAAAGTTCTAACTCTTGATTTTTTGCCATTCCTCCGCAACCTCCCCGTGAATCTCCACCAGCTCACGCACAGGCAAGTTCAGGTAAAAATCTGCGCTTGTGTGCGTGACTGTGGCGAGAGCTATCGCCGCCTTTCTGATTGTTTTGTAGCCGCCCTTTAAGCGAAAAAATCCTTGTGGTTGACACCTGCGCGGAGCTGCACAGCTTCCGACAGGGGCAGGCCGAGGAAGAACGCAACATCCTTGCCGGTCGCCATAGAAGCAATCAGGCAGCAGTAGTAGTAGTTCAGAGTCTTTTCTGCTGCGCGAATGTCCTCTTCCTCCATGCGGTTCTCCGCCTGACGGACATTCATGCCGGTCATGTTGGCGACACCGGACAGATCAATGGAAGTGTAGGTTTCGCCCTTGTAGGTGTAGGGCTTGCCGAACTTCATGACGTGGCTGTGCTCGTCCTTGTCGTCGCCGTCCTCTGCCGCCGCGCTGCGGAGGGATGCCTGCACGGTCTGGCGCACCTTTTTGCTTGCGCCGATGGGAAGCAACTGGAAGAACTCAATGGGGAGCTTCGTTGCTGCTGCGGCCAGAGCGTCGGTGTATGCGGTGGCAGTTTCGGGGGTAATCATCGCGGCCAGCTCACCCTCGTTGTACAGCTTCTTGATGATAAGCACCGCGTCTTTGATGGTCAGGTCGTCCAGACCGGACAGGTCGATCTCGGTATACTCCTTGTCGTCGAACTTATAGGGACGGGCCAGCTCGATGATCTTCGGGTTCTTCTTGACCTCTGCGGTTTCGGTCTGCTCTGCGGCGGTAGAAATGTTCTTCTCCATGATGAAGTTTCCTTTCTGTCAGATACAAAAAATTGACCGCCCCGGTCTTTCGGGGCGGTCATTCGTTTCCTTTGGGATCAGATCAGGGCGGCAACATCCGCCAGCATATCCTCACCCTGCACACGGTAGATACCGTTCAGTTTGTCGATGGCGATAATCTCTTCGCCATCGTTCTCGATCATGAGGTACGTCAATTCGAGCTTAACCTTTGCTTCCATACCCTCGCCCGCCTTGATCTTGCCGGGAGTGAACTCCTTGACACGACCGACCTCGACGATACGCAGGCCCTTGTAGGCATAGCCAAGGCTCTTATCGACCGCCTGCTGCGCCACACGGAAAGTCAGATTGACCTGACGCTTCGGGGACAGCACGTTGACAAAGCTCGAATACACGAGGTTGAAAGAAACCTCCTGCTCGATGCTCTCAAACTGACCGATGTTCGGTGCGCTGATCTTGCCGAGGATGCCAGAACCGGAAACGTCAATGGTTTCCGAGGTGATCTGCGGCAGGGTAATCTCCGGGGCCGTGCCGATGGCTTTCACACCGTCAATGTAGACGTTGAAGCTGTTGACAATTTCCGGGGTCAGGTTAGTATCCAGTGCCATAGTTTATCCTCCTTTCGTTTAGCCGCCCAGCGCGTCAGAGATCGCGTTGGGATCGAACTCCACCAGCTCTTCGATGTCCTCCGCCGGGTTGAACGGAGACAGATACTTGTGGAAGGTAATGCAGCCATTCAGCAGCGAGGTGGTGGGGTTCTCGCTCTCGATATACTGAATCTCATGACGAGCGCAAATGCCGCGGGAAACAAAGCTGTTGCCGCGCACGTTTTCGCTGTCCACCAGAGCTTCGATCAGACGCTTGTTCAGCGGATCATCGACTTTCTGGAAGTAGGTCTGAATGAACGTATTGTCGTCCCAACTCATAAAGCGGCGGACGCTGAACCAGCGATCCTTGGGGTCGGTGTTGCCGGGGTAGCAGGCCGTATTGTTGCCCCACAGACGGAAGCCGTTCATGTTCAGCCACGTTGCCACGCCGAACGAGTTGACGACGTTTGCCTGCTCCTGATCCAGCAGCACTTCCGTGCCGTCTTTCAGGCAGGCGGCGGAGATTGCCAGCGTCTTGTTGGACGGGCTGACATAGGGAATGTCGCCATTGGCTGCATCGGTCGCCACGGTCAGTGCAGCGGCCATAGCGGAACCGGCATAGACCACATCGCCCACCTTGGCGTACAGCCAGACCGGGTAGCAGTTCGCGCTCGTGATGGCCTGCTTCTCTTTCTGCTGCTTCACGCCGGTGTACATCTTTGCACCGGTGGTGGAGCTGTCCACATCTACGATGCAGACGTCGCGGAAAACACCGTTGATGCCGGTGGTCTTGGCCTGCAAGCCAGCGGCAACCGCGGCGTTCTCCGACCAGCCGGGAGCCAGCAGGATGCCGGGGGTCATGTTCAGCGCGGGGTAAATCTGGCGAATTACCTCCATGCCGGTTTCCACGCCCTGTGCATTCACACCGCCCACAACATCGTCGGCTGTAACAGCAGTGGGGTCGATCTGCGTACCGCTCACGGTCATGCTGGTCGCACTTGCGGCCTTGCCGCCGGGGATGATGGCAATGGTCACATAACCGTCATCGTCAAAGGCTGCGGTGTAGTCCGTGCCAGCGGTCAGAGTCGTAGATGCGGACTTGACAACCAGCTTGTCCAGCAGAATGTCCTTGACGGCAACGGTGGCGACACCGCTGTTGACCTGCACGGTGGTTTCGGTCATAGTTTTCTTGTGCTTGGCCGGGTCAAGGACGTTGATGTACACGACCGGGGAAACGCCCAGAACCTTGAAGCAAGCACCCATACTCTGACAGAGGGTGTACTTCTCGTAGTCGTCATCGTAGCCGAGGGCGGCGGTGGCTTCTTTCAGGCTGGTCGCCAGAATCGGGACATTGGTACAGTGATAGGGGTCACTGGCGCGGTTGATCGGCGCAGTGCCGATCACCACCTGTAAACCAGCGGTAGACTGTACCGGTGCAACAACACCGGTCGGCTGCTCAGTGACGTAAACGCCATGCTTATAAACTGCCATGCGTTACTCCCTCCTTTAGTTCAGTGCCGCCTTAACTGCGGCAAAAATAATACCCGCGCCGCTCTTGGGATTTTCCAGAGCTGCGCGAGTATTTGCGAAGTCGGCGATGGGAACCATCAGGCCCCGTGCCGCCGGGATTCTGTTCAGGAAGTCAGTCACCGCATCCGGCAGCGCGTCGCCATCGCTGTACACGGTAAACTGCTTCACAGTGTTCTTTACGGACGGGCCACAGTACACAACAGGGCCGGTCTTTTCCACCGCTGCGGTATTCTCTGCGGCGGTCTGCTTTCTCTCGCTCATATTAACACCTCAATTTCCGGGTTGTTCTCGCTGCTCATGCTGGGGCAGGTCACGTCCATCTGCACGGTAGCGAAGTAGTACGGACTTGTGTTATCCTGCTGGATTGCACAATCAATGGGGAGCAGCACGTTGAAGTAATCGCCAAAGACGTTGTAGACGCGGAAATGCTGGGCCAAATCCTGCATGATGTTGTACAAATCCAGCACCGCCGGGGCTTTCATGTCCCGCGCTCCCTCCGCCTTATTGCGGCTGGGTGTCTGGTATGTACAAATAATCAGGCTCATGTCCACCAGTTCCGGCTCTTCCATCTTGTCGATGCTCCAACCTGCGGCCTTGACCAGAATAAAAGGGGCGGCTGCGGCTACTGTGTCCACATCTTCGTCGTTGCCGAAGTCGGTTGGAAATTCAAAGTCGAAGATGTTGAGCGGCTTATCTTTGCCCTGACCGCTGAACGTCTTGCCCTCAAAGAGTTTTTCAAGCTCTTCGTGCAGACACTTCACAGCGTCAACCGGCGTATAGTTGCTTTCTCTCACTTTGCTTTCCTCCCGGCTTGCAGCAGAATCTTGGACACCTCATGCTGTAACCGCTCCTGCAAGATGATCTCGCTGTCCGGCTCCACCTCTTCCCGCCATACCGTACTGTGCATAGCACTGGCCGACGGGCTGGACATGGTGTAGAGTTTTTCTACGATGCCGTTCCTGTTCCTCCATCTTGTCGATTTCGGGTTTGTCGCCGGACGACCGAGAATCCTCTGCACCATGCCAACGTGTCCACTGTCGAACTTCACCAGAAAGCCCTTACTCGCCTGACCGTAATCGGTCTGTCCGCCGGTCAGCGGGGCCATCGGATTTTTCTTCAAGACACGGGATGTGTGGAACTCAGGCGACAAAACCCAGCTTGTTCCCATGTGAGGAACAGCCGGGTTTGACTGAAAATCGCCCAGATCGTTTCGGCGGCTGGAAATAAAAATCTCCGCCGTGGGGTTCTGCGTCGTCGCCCTGTTGCGGATTTTCAACGCATTCAGGTGACGGCGACCTGCAGAATTGACGGCGTACCGAAGCCGTGCCTGCCGAACCATCATGTTCTTGGCTCTCGTGGCGGTCTGGTTGACTGCATTCTTCATGGCTCTGGGAGCCTTGTCATGCAGATCGCCGAGCGCACGTTCCACCTCACCGATGTTTGGCACTTGCACGTCATAGATTGCTTTTGCCATTACTGCCGCACCCTCTCCAATGTGACCAAATACAGACCATGTTCTGTCTGGCAGCTCTTCACCGAGTAGGTGATCTTGTCGTACTCCATCGGTTTCCCGATTTTAGGAGCAGGGCCATAATCAGCAACGCGAACAAAAAACTGCTTTTGAGAAATATACAGTCCTTGGTCGAAGTTTTGTTTGGCTCCGGCTTCCCAGTGCGACTTGCGTTCTCTCAGGTCTACCTCATACGGCACAACATCGAACTCTTCTCCGTCGATGGTGTGCTTTTCGACAAACTCTTGAAAGAAAACCTCGTCAATGTCAGCCATTGCCATTTCCAGAAAGTCGGTCATGGTCGCACCCGTTTACTCCGCAGAGGTCTTGCGGGCCTTCCTGCGGGGCGTTTTGTCCGCCGCGGCGGGGTGCGGTTCAGGCTCGTTGCCGTCGGCATCTGCCTGTTCCACAATCTCGCGGGTTTCCTCGTCCGGTTCGCCATAGACTGCCACGCCCTGCTGCACAAGGCGGTCAGCTTCGGCATCATCAAGGCAAACAAATTCCCCCGCCAGAATCAGCTTGGCGGGGGCGTTTGCCTTGGGACGGTGGCCGTAACCACCGGCGATGATCTGAACGATTTTCATGTAGCTGCTCCTTTCCGGTTTAGCCCACCACGTTTGCGGCAAAGATGTACGGGTTCTTGTTCTTGGGAGCGGCCAGAGGACGACAACCCAGACGGAGCTTGCGGGTGTCCTTGTCCTGATCCACGACGAACTTCGGAACACGCTTTGCAGCATAGGTCGAGTAGTTCACCTGACCGTAATCCATCTGGGTGATGGAGCCGTACATCATGTGGCCGCAGTTGGGAGCAGTCACCATAGCAGCATCGGCGGGGAAATACTTCTTCGTCAGGCCGTGGTCGTCGGAGTAGGTTTCATCTACGCTGAACACGGTGAGCATGAAGCCGCCGAAGTTCAGAGTGCCCATGAGCACAACACCGTCGTACTTGGAAAGCTGCTGGCGAATCTCGCCGGTGATGATACCACTGTTCTTGTCCAGAAGCCGCTGGGTTGCTTCATCGGTCAGGATGTAGTCAGCAGCATCCGTACCGAGAACCAGATCGGCAGCGGGCAGGCCGCGGGAGGACAGCATACGGCACATATTACGCACATCGCTGCGGTAATCGCCGCCAGTCTCGTTCCACTTCTTTGCCACGGTATACAGGTGGTTGCTCTTTTCGCCGGTGAAGAAGCGCACCTGCTTGGTGTCGCCCTGCGTCACATCGTCGATGTACTCCACCATATCGCAGCCGTTGTTAATCATGGTCTGCGCAGCCATCCACTCTTCACGGCGGGTAATGCGGGCATCCATGTCGGCCATATCATCCACCAGCAGGCGGGCGGCTCTCTGCTGCTCGTCCATGCCGGGATAGATTGCTTCGCCAAATCCGCGCTTGGTCAGCTCGTCCAGCGTCAGCAGACGGGACGGTGCGATATAGGCGGGCTGGATGCTGGTGATCTCATAGCCGCTGCGGGTCATGGGAATGTCGCCAACACGGGGAGCAACAAACGCGGCCAGTTTGCGGTCGCCGTCGCGGTACTCGGTAATAACCTTGTCGGCCTTGAAAATGTCACCTGCACCGGTCGGGAAATAGCGGTCTTTGAAGAAGCCGACCGCCGGGACGACCTCTTCAACGGCTGCTGCCAGAATGATGTTGTCGAAGAAATTCAGAAGAATCTCAGCCATTGTATGTATCCTCCTTTCACATCTCAGTCACGGGCAGGACTGCAATGCCGTTCATGCGCAGTGCGCTCTTGTCCGCTTCGGTCATGGTGTACTCGTCCTTGACCACCAGCTTGTCCGGGTTGAAACAGCCAGCCAGATAAACGGTGGTGGTCGCATCGCCGGTGGCCGGGACGGTCACGTCGTCGGTCAGGATGCAGTCAGCGGTCAGCGTGTCGCCGGGAGCTGCGGTTCTGCCCAGAATGTACAGCTTTCCGTCCTTTGCGCTCTTGGCGAACACAGTACCGCGGGTATAGGTTGCTTCTTTACTGCCGGTGCTTGCGATCTTGCCAGCACCGACGCGCTTGGGCGGGGTCAGACCCACGATCAGGTTGTCGTACTCGACCTCGCCCAGCTTTTCACTCAGCATCTTAGTTGCCATAGGTCAGTCCTCCTTTTTGGGGTGCAGCAGGTTCTTGAAAGCGGCCCGCTTCTCGGCATCGGTCGGCTTGGTGTTGGTCACGCCAGTACCGCCAACACCGCCAGCGGTTGCGCCGCCCACGGCATTTGCGCCGCTGGCCTGTGCGTCGTCCTGTACATCGTCCAGCAGCTTATGGCCTTTCTTCTTTGCATCCAGAGCGGCGCGGTAGGTAAGCTCCTGTGCGGTGCAAGCCTTTGCGCCATACTTGGCTTCTGCCACCAGCTCGGACGGGATGGTATCTGCGATCTCGTCAATGGCGGCAAGACGGTCACGTTCCTGCTTCTGTGCTTCTGCACGGGCATCGTTCACGATCTCATTGACCAGATCAGGACAGCCCGCCCGAAGCTCTTCTTTGTTCTTGAACTCCATTTCGGTTCCTCCGTTGTCGTTGTCCGGCTCTTCCGCCGGGTTGCTGTTGTCGGTGGTATTTACAAAACCGCCCTCTGCGGCAGGGGCCACCACAGCGCGGTTTCGTACAAATTCAGGGGCATCGTCGAAAGCACCCGGCACGGCAACGCTGTTGATGAACAGCGCACCGTTGCGGTTTTCGACCTGTGCCTTGGTTTGGTTGCCGGTCGTGACTTCATCCACAAAGCCGTGCTCTTTGGCTTCGCTTGCAGACCACCACGACGTAGCATCCATCCACGCCGCCACTTCCTCGACGGAGTGGCCAGTCTTTTTGGCGTACTGGTTCAGCACGTTGGTACGCATCACGGTCAGCGCATCCATAAGCTGCTGCAAGCCCGCCATGTCCACAAACCCGTTCGGATTCACCCGGATGGGATGGATCATGTAGGTTGCATCCTCCGCCGCCTTGACCACCTTGCAATGACTTGCCACGATGGTTGCAGCACTGGCGCAAATGCCCTCGATCTGCGCCGTAACCGTGCCGATCCGGTTTTCCAGCAGCGCACCGATGGCCTGTGCAGCAAAAACGTCGCCGCCTCCGCTGCAAATGCGCACCGTCAAATCCTCAGTTGCCGGGATCGTCGCAAGGTCAGCGGCGAACTCTTTCGGGGTTACTTCATCGCCCATCCAGCTCGTTTCGCTGATGTAGCCATAAAGCAGAAGTTCCGCCGTGCCGCCGGTATCGGCTGCATTGCGGAACTCCCAGAACTTCTTGTTATTCGTTTTTGCCGGGGTCGCCGCCGCTCCGTTGAGGAACAGCGGTTTGCTGTTGTGCTTGCACTCCTGCAATGTCGTCCACCTCCCGTTTCAGTGCGGCTTCGGATTTCCGCTGCCGCATATTTGCTTCGTAACTGCCGCCCGTCATTTGGGCGGTTTCCTGCGCCGCCGTAGAGAAACCGTTGTTCACCCGCATCTGGGCTGCTTCGGCTTCGTCCTTGGGGTTGAGGTTGGTTCTCGCGGGGCCGTTCCATGTGCAGCTCATGTAGGCCGCGGCCACAGCCGGGTCAACTAGAAAGCCGGGGGCCTTGATCCTGCCCTTGCACACAGCTTCCCGGAACCATGCTTCGTAGACCGGCTGGCAGAAATAATCTGCAAACCAGTCACGGTGCATCCCGGTTGTGCGCCAGAACTCGTTGAGTGCGCCCCGCGCCGCCGAATAACTGGTGCTGAACTGTTTGTAAAGCACCTCGGACGGGATTTCCAACGCCGCCGCCATCTGCTTCACAATGGCGTTCATGAAAGACTCAAAACCGGTGGCCGGGTGCTTTGGGTCGGCGAACTGCACATCCTCGCCGGGGTTCAGGTCGATAAACGCGCCGGGGGCCAGCTCCACGCTGGTCTTGTCCGGGGCATCCACCTGAACTTCCGGTGGAATCACCTCGCCAAACGGAATCTCGTCGGACTGATCCGTTTTCTTGATGAAAACTGTGAACATTGCCGACACCACAGCTGCGGTCAATTCCGCGTCTGTAAAGCGTCCCAGCTGCTTCAAACTTTCCAGCACAGGAGCCAGCAGCGGCACACCGCGTACCTGACCGGCCCGGTCACGCTGCATCAGACACAGGATGTTTTGCCGCCCGGTCTTTGCGCCGTAGGCTTCCACCCGTGTCCAGTGCGATGCAGACAGGCCAGCCGCCACCGTGCTTGCCAGCGGGTGACGGTCACAAATCCAGTACGCAACGACCATGCCCTCGGCATCGGTTTCAACACCTTGCACGATCTTTTCAACATGGCGACCGTTGATCTCGCAGGGCGAAAGCACGTCCATGAAGCTGGGCGAACACAGCCGGTCGGCTTCGATGATCCGCAGCCGCAGGTCATACAGCACACCGGGCGACTTCTTGTTTTGCAGCACCGCCACAGCGTCGCCGTTCAGCAGGAAGCCCGTGAACATGAGCTGTTGGAGCATATAGAAGTTATCGAGCCGGTCTGCATCGCAGGTCGGTTTGTTCGCCCACAGGGAGAACTCCCGTGCGATCTGGGCGTTGATCTTCTGGGCTTCCTCGTCGGAGATACCCAGAAAGGCGTTGTCAATCTGCGGTGTCGGGGTCAAGCCGCCGCACACCACGTTGGTGCGCATCGTCTTGATCGCGCCGGTCGCCAGAGGAACGCCCATAAAGGCATCGCGGCTTCTCTCCCGCAGGACGCGAAGATTATCCTCGATGTCCTCTTTCGGGCTTCCGCCGTGCCACGTCCAGCCCCGCATGGATTTCTTGTGCAGGCTGGCTCCATAGTTGGAGTAGCCGGAATTGATTGCCCGTATTGCTGACTGAGCAGCAGCACGTTTTACCGCCCGCTCCGGGGCAATCGCCGTGAGCAGGCTATCAAACATTCCCATGTCAGCCCTCCTTACAGGTCACGGGGGACAAAATGCCCCATGCGATTCCTGCCGTTCCGCTGACGGGAAAGTTCCGTCACCTTGTTCGACCAGTATTCGATTCGTTTGCCGATCTGCGTCAGGTCGGCTTTGGTCAGCGACCGGTTTCCGATTTGGTAGCTCTGGCCGTGCGATACGCTCTCTTCGGCGGCTACCCAAACGTCCAGCATCCGTTGTGCTGTTTCCAGCGTAATTCCTGCCATTTAGATACCTCCCGAAAGTTGACGACGGCCCCGTGCTTTCTTGACCGGCTGGACAGGCGTTCCGTCTGCATCCGGCTTTTTCAGCACAGGTCGAGAAATGGCAAGAGCCGCGGTCGCGTAATTGCGCAGATCCAACGGCTCGTTTCGTTTGTGCTCTTTATCTTTGATTTCCCAGTATTCTTTCAAGCGGCCTTTGACAAACCGCACCACTTTCTTCTCAGCCGTTAGGCCCTTGAAGTATTCCTCCGTGTAACCCGCTTCCGGGTTGGACGGGAAGTGGCAGTAGTTCGGGCCGGGTGTCTTGACCTCCAACCGCTGGTAGATGGTCGTCTTGCCAGCATCAACGCCCAGAATGAACAAATCCGCCTTGACGCGGTTGTTCTTGGACGGGTTGCGGATGAACGGGACACCGCTGCCGCCCATGCCTTTGATCGCAAAGATACGGCGGTTGAGCCGTTCCTTGGCGAAGCGGTACACCGCATCGGTGTGGTGTCCGCCGGAGTCGATGCAGGTAGCCAACAGTGGGTAGGCCGTGCCGTCCGCCTTGCGCCACGTTTGGAGCAGGAAGTTGTCAAGGTCGTCCCATACCTGATCCGACAGCATATCGCCGTAGATTTTTTGGTATCGAACGCCCCAGCTCTCCACACCCTCGCCCCAGCCGACCACCTCAACTTCAAAGCGGTCGTCCTGCACGTCAACACCGGCAGTAAGATACAGAACATCGTCCGGCACTTCTGCGGCGTAGATTTCGCGGCGGTTGAACAGCTCGGTGTCCTCCAACTGGATTCCACGTTCTTCCCACGTTTCGCCCAGCTCGGTGTTTACCCAAACTTTCATCTGTTCGGGGTTGCCGTGGTCAAGGGCAATCTTGGCTTCTATGAACTTCTGCACGACCTCTTTCCAGCCGACAAAGGTTGAAGCCAGCGTGTTCAGGTGGAACCCTCTGGATTCTGCGCCGGGGCTTGCAGCAACGTACTTGCCGTGAATGCCCTGCTCTTTCCAGCGGTATTCGTTGGCGATGCAGCCACACTCCCGGCATACGTAGTTCACACCCTTGTCGAGATCGTCCGGGTCGAACTTGACGTTCTCCCAGAGGAACGGCTGATATGCCCCGCACTCCGGGCAGGGTACGTTCCATTCCTCTTGCGTAGAAAGCAAGTAGGCATCCTCAATGCGGCTGTCCCCCTTGATGGTGGGAGTGCTGACCATGACGGTCTTGTAATCCCAAAAGGTCGTCTGGCGTTTCTTCGCCAGATCAAGAGGGTCGCCCTCAGTTCCCGCGCTCTTGGGGTAACGGTCGATCTCGTCCGCCAGCAGCACCTTGATGGGGCGGCTGGCAAGGCTGGATGGACTGTTTGCACCCACAATGGTGATGTGTCCGCCGGGAAAATTTTTCTTCATGACGGTGTTGCCCGCGTACCGGCTCTTGGTGTCTACAAGGCCGGTAAGCCGTGGCGTGTCCCGGATCATGGGAGCAATGCGGTCTTTCGAGAGCGTTTGCCCCATATCAAGTGTAGGCTGCATACACATCACCGGGCAGGGTGCATAGTCCATGTAGTAGCCCAACGGGTTGAGGATAAAAGCGTCCGTCTTTCCGATCTGCGCCGCCGACATGACGACGACCGACCGGACATGAGGATCACCAATGGCATCCATGATAGCCCGCTGATAGGGGGCTTTCTCGGTGTGCCACCGTCCCGGCTCTGCGCTAGACTCGGCGGACAACACCCGGTACTTGTCCGCCCACTGGCTGACGGTCAGCGGCGGGGGCGGGCGGAGCTTGCTCAAAACCTCCGCGAAGAGTTCCACGGTCTGCGGTTCAAGTTTTACGATCCGTTTCTTTTTCACGTTTCGGCTCACCCCTGACGCATTCCGGGAACATACACAGGATAAGCCGCTGGTGGATGCGCTTACCCCACGGACAGCCCTTGCACTGGCTTCCGGGCTTATCCGGTTTTCTCTCCGTCTTGTTCATCTTCATCATCCTTTGGCCGTTCCAACGCGACCTGATAATTTGAAAACTCTTCCATGATCTCGTGGAGGGAGCTTTGCAGCAAGTCCATGATCTTGTCTTCGTCGCCGTCCAGCTTGGCGATGTTCGCCGCCAGCTTGTTCGGCAAGGCAAGCAATCTCGAACGCAGGTTCATGACGATGGTGGTCATGCCGGTCATAATATCCGACTTGCGGTAAAGTTCCCCGTTGCGCACCTTGTTCTCGGTTTCAGCAGCGATTCTCTTTTCCTTTGTCAGCTTTGCCCGTTCCTCGTTGAGATCAGCCTTGCCGCCCTCGTCGCCCCGCAGGTAGTTGATGTACCGCCGGACGCTGGAACGCAGATCGTACAGGCCGGGGGCTTTCTCTTCCAGCACACCCTCGTCCCGGAGCTGGCGCACCCGGCGTTCGGACAGGTCAAGATACTGCGCCACTATCTTTGTCGTGTGGAGCTTCTTCTTCATCCTCTTCGTCCCCCTCCGGGTCTACGTCCACTTCACCGGTCGCCCGCATCTTTGCAATGTCAAGGCGGGCCAGTTCCAGAGCGTACCGCTTTTCAAACTCTTCTTGCTGGCGAATCTGAGTCGTAAGGGAAATGATTCTGCCGGAAACCTTGTTCAGAGCTTCCCGCAGTTGCGTCACCCGGACAAAGGCACTGTCCTTGTTGACCATCGCCATCTTCTGCACGGCACTGTCCGCCGTTTTGCCCTCGGCATCCGGGCCGGGTTTGCGCATATCGGTGATGGTGGCCGTGAACAGCTCTTCCGGGCTGCACTTCTCGTACTCCGCAATCTTCTCCATGATGTGCCGCTGCTGAATCCGCAGCAGCTTCAACTCATAGGCGTTGTTCGCGCTGGCCCCGGTTGGTATCGCGTCCAGCCATTCCCGTTCCTCTTCGGTCAGCTTGTCAAGGTGGATGGTGCTATACGCGCCGTCTTTCTCGGCGTTGGTGTTGCCGTCCGGCGCACCGCCGCCGGGGTTGCCCTTGGCGTTCTTCTTGCCCCGGCTGTTCTTGTTTCCGGGTTGCCCGCCGCGCTTGCGCTCTATGGCATCCTCCCACTGGTCGATCTTCTTCCAGTTGCGAACCGTGCCGTAGGTCACGCCCAGTGTGGTCGCAAACTCTTTGAGGTTTACTTTCTCGCCCGACCGCCGCCGCTTGACGTACTCAGCCTTGGCGGTGTCGCGCTTGTCGTTCCGCTTCGGCATCCTGCATCACTCCTGCACCCCGTTTCTCGAATCCGCGCAAAAGAAAAAGCCCCACGACATAACGCCGTGGAGCTTCGCTTACTTTTCACTGTACCCATTATACCCGGAAAAGTGTATCACAGTGTATCATTTTGAAAATTTTCCCGAAAAAAATCCCCCCTAACTTTTTCAGACCCCCCTCCGGGGAAGTGCAAAAAAGCCCCTATACCTAGAAAATTTTCGGGCTTTCGGACCCGTGAACGGAAAGAATTTTCTCCCCAGTACCTTGCCGGTGGCCCGGAAAATGGTAGAAAAAGGAAGAAAAGACCGAAAAATCGGACTTTTTCAGCCGTCAAAATGTCCAAAAATCGTGGAAAAATCCCGCCAAAACAGCCCGAAACACCGGCAAAATGACGGAAAAAGGGCGGCAAAACACCGGCGGCGGGCATCCTTTAAGGTATCGCGGGGCGGGCGGCGACCGGCGGCAAAATGGCAAAAGAAAAAGCCCCGCCGCGGCGGGCTGTTGAGCGGGCCGGGGCGGGGCTGGTGTCCTATATAACTATGTAGCGGGGCGGCGGTGTGGATTCTGCCGCGCTCATCGGGGCGGCGCGG